TTAGTTGTCGTCAACCAGTATCGGAAATGCCTTGATACCGTACTGCCAAGCGTAAACAACCTTGCCGTTAATCGTAGTCGATGTCCTAAAGATGTACCGCTTGCCCTTCGGCGCTATGAGCTTTTTACTCATCAGCATCCCCCCTTCCATAGCAATTTGATGTTGCCAAGAGGAAGAATCCATGGTATAATAATCCTGTGTAAAGGTTATGACCAGATACTCTGGATTCATTTCTTAACAACTGAAGTCTAAGGTGCCGCTTTAGGCTTCTTTTATATGTTCAGCGATTTCTCGCAAAACATCATCGTGAAAGGGTGGCTTGATTGAAATCAAAGATCATCGCACTTTCTTCAACGGAGTATTCTCCGGGAATCGTATACTTCTCTCCGTTTTCCAACGTCCACCTATTCATTTGGCAGAGTGTCTTGATTAAGTCGCGAGAATTCCAACGTATTCCGACGTTTTTTCCATCTCGTGCGAATTCTGTCTTCGCTGTATCGTTTTCATCCGTCTCAACGATTGCCATCCTGCGTCCCTGATAATCCATCAGAATGCGGACGTACTCACTACAATTTAATTTCGAAACCGTTGCCTTGCTGATTCCAAGTCCGTTTTTGGTGAGTGTCAAATTTGCGTCGCCTGTCGTCGGAAGATATACTTTAAATCCTTCCAGTGCCACGATTTCACCACCTTTCTTTGATTATTATAGCATATATTTTCATGCTGTGCAAGTATGTTTCATTAATTTTGTCTTCAGAATTTATTTTTTCTTTCCGTTTTTGTGTTTTTATTGTTTTCATTCATTTTTATCTGGTGTAATTTCGCTGTTTATTTATGCTGAAACATCTGAAATTCATCATTTCCTTTTTTATGTTCTATTTCTTTTGCCATGAATGTGGGCATATTTATCTGCTCTTCCATTTGCCCTTTACAGCTTCTGAAATGGCTTTACTGCATTGTGCAGGATGATATAAATGCCATATATCAGCTTTGCAAAAACTGCATTACACAATATCCAAGCTTTTTAAGCAGCTCATCGTAGTTAGTTTCTGCCATATTGCTTATCTCCTTTATAAAGAATGGCCCCCGGCGGCGAAACCACACGGGGGCGATTGAAAGGGATTCCCTGTCGGGGGTTAGAAATTATCTTCTTCGGGGGTCTTGGGTGCTTCGGGAATACCGGTCACTACGGAGGTGAGAATAGAGAGTATACCGGCCACGGCAGAGGCGGAGCCTACCATTATCCAATTTATATCGGACAACATAGCGGCGGTGCCTATGGTGGCAATGGCGGTCTGACAGATAGTCCTTATCGCTCTGAGAGCGGCTGCTTTCCAAAATGCTTTCATTTGTTTTTATCTCCTTTTTTATTTAATGCGAAATGAAGTAGGTTATGCCTGCGCCGGCAAGGGCGCTTATCAGCGCGTAAATCAATGTATCCCAGCGTTTGGCGGGTGCTTTTTCCAGTGCGTCGAGGCGGCCTTCCAGTTTATCAACTGTATGCCGTAGCCCGCGCAACTCTGCGGCGATTTCTGCCAGTGCTTCTTTTATCTCCATGATGGTGCCATCTACATCTAAACTCATAAGACTACACCTCCTTGATGTATTTCGCGGAGCTGTAGCCGCTTATTACTTTGCCGTCGATTATAGCCGTAACTACTGACCACCCATTAACAGGGGGCAATGCTATGAGCTTCGTCCCCTTTTCCGCCATACCAAGCTTGGCGTAGGAGGTGGAGGGGCCTTGCCGTATCCACACATTCCCGGTAGTGGCAGCGTAATAGGGTTTTGCCGGAACCTCGTCCCATAGCAAATCCAGCCTGCCGTAGCGGTTCCAGTAGCCTGTGCCGCTGGCGTTGATGTCGCGGCAGACAACGCCGTCATCCCTGCCCATGGATTCAATGACTTTGCTGTCACCAACATACGCGCCGACATGATAAATGCGAACGCCGTTGTGCCGGAAAACGAGGTCGCCAGATTTAAGGTCTTTCCGCTCCAGTTTGTCGCACATGGAGTACAGGCCGCGTGAGGAAACGTCAGCCTTGATGAGCTTATTATCCAGCAGGAATTTGACTATCAGCCCGCTGCAATCGTAGGCCTCGATAGGGTTCATGCCCTCTGCAACGCGCTTGCGGTACAAAGCTATCGCCCGGTTGGCGTTGCGCTCGGAGGTTTCCTCCTTTCGGATATAGTCCTCCGGGTCTATGATGCAGGACAGGCATTCCCCCTGCGCGCCCCAAACATACAAATTGCCTACCTTGCTGTGAAGATAGGCAATAAACTTATCAATCATGTTCATAGGCTTTACCTGCGGCGTTTACCGGCACAGACAAGGCCGAAGGTTATCAGCGATATGGACAGGGCATAGGGCAGCACGGATATATCGCCTGTCTTGGGAATATGGATATTGTCGGCCACATTCTGCCCGTTCTTCCCTGCATTCACGTCGTTGAAGTGATAGGTAAATATCCGCGAGCGGTCGCCGGCCTTTGCGGCGTTGAGAAGTTCCTCGGCAGTTTCGGCGTTTTCCGCGGCCTTATCCGCTATCTGTATCTGGAAGCAGGCAGGGAAGGATACTATCATGCCCTCCACTATGTATTCGCCGGTAGCGAGGGGAATATTAGGGGCGTCCTTATATTCTATGCCCTGCTTTGCGACGTGCAGCTCCAGATCCTTGGTGCTGGCCCACTTGGGAACGGTGATCTTCACCCTGAGAGCGAAATTCATGTCGGCGGCATAGCCAACCTTGGTTATCTTCTCATAGGTCTTGATGTCGGCGGCGGATATTTCCACCTTGATCTCGTCGTCCTCGACGATAGTGACGGTTGCGGCGTAGGCTGCGGTGCAGAAGCACAGCAGCAGGAGCGCCAGAAGGATTGCGATTTTCTTTTTCATAGTTCGTCCTTTCTTTGTTTTTTTGTATTAAAAAAAGAGCTTTGCGCTCTCTTTTTGCGGTCATTCCGCGTATTCGCTCCATTTGGAGCTGCCTGTCTTGGGCCTATACACCGCGGATTTGATATGCTGGGAAATACACCTCCAAGATTTGCCTTCATGAGTGACTATGGTATCCTCTGTTATCACCGTACCGTCCTCGATGTCGCTCCACGCGGGATAGCTGAATTGCGGCATCTCCCAGTAAACGCCTAAATTGGCCGTGTCTGCGGGGTCTTTGCCACGGCTGTATCGCAGTGCCACATACCCGCCCTCCACGGTATCACCGACGGTATAGCGGGCTTCGGCGTTCCACGGTGCGCCTTGGGAGGGCGGGCTTATGAGGCTTTGCCTGGCAGCCGCAATGAGGCCGTCCAATTCGCTGTGTGCCTCCGCAATGAGCGCCGCCCCGGAGAATTCCTCTACCGTTACAACCTCCAGCCCGGGCAAGCCGCCCCGCCCATTCAAGGCGTATATGTTGCCTCCGTTTACGACAATGCCCTGAGCTTCATGCTCAGGGCAGGTGATGTACACTCCGTTTTCTTGCAGCCGTACATAAACGGCGCCGTCCTCGGTGCTGAGGATAGCGCCTCCCTTTTTTATGCGGTACATTTCATTCCTCCCTTTGTATGAATAGTTCTGAATACAGCGCATCCATGCTTTTAAGCGTCCTGTATGCGTCAAAGCGTTTTGCGTAGCCGCGCCACGACTGATACGATGTTGCTACGTCCTCCATCGCCATCTTGCCCCTGTCTACCCATTCCCGGAATTTTTTAAGTTTGCGGCGCATCCTTGCGACGGAGCCGGGATCTATTTTTCGCACCACTTTCCCACTGTCCGTCAGGAAAAAACGGGTCTTAAGAAAGGTGAAGCCCCGGCTGAGCTTCACTATGCGCGTTTTTGTCGGGTGCAGCGCTATGCCGAGGGCGGCGCACCGCTCATGTATGTCCTCCATGCAGCGGCGCAGATACTCTTTGCTCTCATGGAGAAGGTATCCGTCATCCATATAGCGGGCATAATGCCTTATGTGCAATTTCTCTTTTATGTGGTGGTCTAATGAATTGGGCAGCGCCAGCGCGCTTATCTGGGAAACCTGGCTGCCAAGGCCCAGCCCCTCCGGCCCGAATCGGTCAACGAAATATTCCGCCTGCGCTATCAGCCGCTCATCGCGTATGCACCGGCGGTATTCGTCAAATATGGGCTTATGCCGCGCCGTGTCAAAATACTTTGAAAAATCAAACAGCAGGGCATATCCTTCCGTGCCGTGCCTTCGGTAATGCTCGTGCAGGTGTCGCTCCAGCCTGTCCAGGGCGAAGTCTATGCCCTTGCCCTTCAGGCTCGCCCCGTTGTCATGTATGAAGGAGGAACTGAGCAGCGGCGTAAGGCAGTTGTCGCAAAGGCATCGCTGCACTACCCTTTCGGATATATGCACGCTTTTTATATGCCTGGGCTTGCCGCGCTCCACCAGGTCGAACTCCGTAAAGCCGCGGCTTTTATACCTTCCGCTCAACAACTCCACGCGGGTCTTGTACACGTTGGCCAGCGCGTTTGCCTTATACGTCTGTACGCTGGATTTCCACAGCACACCCTTGCGGGTCTGCTTATACGCATCATACATGTTGTCATAGCTGAACACGGCTTCAAAGCAGCCGCAGTTTTCGTTGCGCTCCTGTTTTTTTGCTTCGCGCTCCGCCTTCCTGCGTTGGTATCGTGCCTCCCGGCGTTCCTCGCTGGTCATTTATCCTCCAAGGTGAAAACCCCCGTACAGTCTGGTATGGAGTGCGTTCTCGACTGCAAAGGACAGGCCCATGAAAGCGGCTATCGCACATTCGCCGCCCATGCAAGCAGCGTCCGGGCCGCCGCATCGGGGGTTATATTTACCCGCAATATATGCGGGACGGTCCTGTTCCCCTTCTGTATTGCACTGATTTCGCCCAGCGGTTACTTTGTCTGGCCACACAGAATCAGGGGGGCACCCCATACGCATTGTTTGCATTATTGTTAGTAACGGAGCCCGCCGCCGCCACCGCCACGAAGTTATTATTGTTATTCGTATTAGGGGAGGCAAGCCACCACACCGCAGCAGCACCGCGAGGACGGGGAGCACGATTTACGGAACAGAACCAAACTTTATTTTTACTTCAAGTCGGCGTATCGCTTTTTATCCGCCTGCCGCACACCGGAGAGCAGCGACGCCTCGTTGACGGCCATCTCCACCCAGGCTTCAATCACGTTGGCCTCTATGGAAAACAGACTCCGCGCTATGTCTATCTTGGATAGCAGGTTTTGCACGTCGTTGTTCGCCTCTATGAGATGATCCCGGCGCATCTGAGCCTCGTGCGCGTTTGTCGGGTATATGCTGTTGGCTGCCTTGGCGTGCTCATGGCAACTGGAGGCGAGCCGCGCCATCTCCGTGGTTATGAAAAACGTATACCTTTTGGGGAATTTTAAACACTGCCGTATCGTGTATACCTCAAGGTTGTATGCGTTCTCAAGAAATTGCATACCACTTTCACCGCGACGGCTTTTTAATACGGACAT